AAAAAAAGCCCGGCCCCCTGGAGTTGCTAGGAGCCGGGCAAACACATAACTACAACAATAATTGCCCGTTGGCACGGACAACTTAACGAGTTTATTACAAAACTTTCGCACATAAAAGAGGAACACCGTATGCCAATGGCCGAAGCTGACTTCAATTACCGTGATTTTACTCACCAAGGCACCGCCGAGGCTGATAAGTCATTGTTAGTTAAATTCTTTATCTTACCGGTGCAAGACACTGAAAAATCCCTAGCCGAAGGGCGTCCGATCTTTAAAGACAAAGAGCACATTGATATTAAGATACCTGGCAAGCGTGATGCTGGGGCCTGCCGCCCAGCAACAGAAGCGGATAAGCGCCGATTCCCCGACCATTACCGGGCATTTAAAGAACGCATTAGCCAAGAAAATAACGTGACCGGCACACCCCTTACCGAATGGTCGCTCATGTCTCGCTCCATGGCCGAGGAGCTGCGTTTTTACCACGTTTTAACGGTCGAGCAATTAGCCACCATGGCTGACGCCCAGGCCAGCCGCTTTATGGGCCTAATGCCACTAAAAGAGCGCGCCAAATTGTGGTTAGAAAATGCCGCGAAAGAAAAACCCATGTGGGAAATGGATCAGAAAATTAGAGCGCAGCGCCAAGAAATTGACGAGCTTAAGGAGGCGTTGAGCCGCGTGATTGCCATTCAAGAAGGCAATATAGATCCCGAGTTAAACGAAAAACAGCAGGCTCGCCTTAAAAATGAGGCGGTTAAAGACGCAAAACGACTCGCAGGATAATTTATGCCTAGTACAACTCTGATTACAGCGAACACAATTTTAAATCGCGTTGCGGCTGAGGTCGGAGTTGCACCCGTCGCGGATCCTTACGCCAGCCAGGATCCCAGCTTTGTGCAAATGCGCTACTTGCTTAACACGGCTGGCGAAGAGCTGGCCATGGCGTACCCATGGGAGCTGCTACAGCGACAGCATGAACTACTGACGGCGCCGGGGGATACGGGCGATTATCCGCTGCCGTCGGATTTTTTCTACATGATCAATCAAACCGGCTGGGAGCGAAATAATAATGTGCCCCTAGGCGGCCCGCTATCGGCTCAGGACTGGCAGTTTTTAGAGGGCCAAAATATCGGCAATCAAACTATTTGGGCGAGTTTTAGAGTGACTGAGGGCCTGTTTAAGTTATGGCCCCAGCCCCCCGCCGAAAACCTAAACATATTCTATGAATATATAACCACGGATTGGGTTAGCGACGGCGGCCTGCCAACCCCGTCCTATAAGCCTGCAGTAACCGTGGGAAGCGACCTACCTTTATTTGATCGCACGTTAATTACTCGTTATCTAAAACTCAAATTTTTAGAGGCAAAAGGAATGCCGACACAAAAGGCCCAGGATGATTTTAACCAAACATTTAGCTTTTTAACCGGGTTAGATAAGGGCGCCGAAATATTGACGGTAGCTGGGCCTATTGGATTCCCGTATTTGAATATTTGGCGCAATGTGCCATGGACGCGTTATGGCCATTAAATCGTTTACACGAGAAAACATTGTTGTCGGCCAACCCCAAGAAACTAAAAGCTTGGTGTGGCCGGCTCCCGTGGGGGGCATTGATGTAAGCAAGGGCCTTGCGTATGGGGCAAAAGAAAACTGCCTGTACAGCTATAACATGGTCGCGGCTGAATATGGTTTGCGTGTTCGCCATGGTTATCGAGAATGGGTTATAGGTTGCGATAACGGCCAGGGCCTAGGGATTCATACAATAATTCCCTATGGTGGGGAAGATGATGATCTTAATAATGATCGGCTTTTTGCGGTCTCAAATGAAGGCATTTGGGATGTGACCGAATACAACACGGCGCCTGTGCTTGTCTTAGATTTTACTGCCCCTGGCAACGGGGGAGACATAACCATTGAAGCCGGATATGGCGTTTACACGCCCTATATTACCAGTGCTGGCGCCAAGCTTTTATATTATGCCGATAGCCGTAACGGTCTTTTTCGTTACACCGAATCGACCGGCCTTTGGGCGCGCGAGGCAACAATTACCGGGCCGGATATTGCCACGGTTAATTTTGTTATGACGCATAAAAAACAATTGTGGATGGTTGAGCGCGACGCCTCAAGCGCATGGTATTTAGACGAACAAGCCGTGAGCGGCGCGGCCAACGAATTCTTTTTTGGTGGCAAATTTTTACATGGCGGCAGTGTTGCGGGGCTTTTTAGCTGGACTATCGACGGCGGTATAGGGGTCGATGATTATTTAGTGGTTGTTAGTCGTAGTGGTGACGTTTTGCCGTATCAAGGCACAGATCCCGCCACCGCCGATGCGTGGAATTTAGTAGGCCAATATTTTATTGGGGAAATTCCCAAGGGGCCTAAATTTGGCACCCATGACGGCGGCAACCTGCACCTACTGAGTGTAAACGGCCTCAACTCCATGAATGAAATAATCGTGGGTGTTGATGGTAAAAATGCCGATGCCGATATTGAATCTAAAAAAATAGCGTATTTAATCCGGCCACACCTAAAAAGATATAAACGTTTTAATGGCTGGGACGCGCGGAAAATGCCCAGCATTGGCAACCTAGTTATTAACACCCCACGGCGCGAAGATGGGCTTTATTTACAGTACGTAAAAAACACCACGATAGACGCTTGGGGCCTATGGCGTGATGTGCCTATTGAATCAATGGATGAATGGCAGGGCGCAGTATATGTGGGGGATGCTACAGGAAGAATTTTGGTGATGGACAACTTTATAGATAATGAGCTAATCGACGCCCCGCCGGCAACCATTAATGGCCAGGCGATACCTTTTAGCGTGTTAACTACATTTAATGATTTTGGCGAGCCAACAATTTACAAGCGCGGAAAATTTATCAGGCCGCAATTTTTGGCTACTACTGACCCTAGCCAGACCTGCTCATTCCGTTATGACTATGATATTAACGAGGCATTTAACACCACACCCGCCCCCACGTTCACCGGGTCGGTATGGGATTTAGGCGAGTGGGATGTTGACGAATGGGACAACGCCATTCCTCAAGGGTATGGAAATTTAGTTGGCGGCTGGGGAATTGGGCGTGTGGTTGCTATTGCTATGGTGGGGCGCAGCGTGGGAGATACCACGTTAATTAGTTGGGATGTTATGTGGGACGCCGGCTGGCCGTTATGAGTGGCTTTATTCGCCAAGTTATTTGGAGTATTGACCGTGAGTGGGCCGAGACTGCTTTTCCTTTTGTGCCTTCGGTTGACTGCGGCGGGTTTGTGGCTATTGATGAACACGGCGAGCGTGTTGGCATAGCGGTTTTAGGTCGCGTAACTAATAGCAGCGCACACCTTGAAGGGGCGCTTACTTATAAAGCGGTAAAGGCTGGATTAGTTGAATTTGTTAAGGATTATGTCTTTGAAGATCTATGCTTAAGTTATTTATTTTGTACGGTCGCGGCCAACAATATCAGGAGCTTGAGGTTTGTGCGCCGAATCGGGGGCCGTGAATTTCATAGGATCCCTAATGGCTTTGATGACGGGATTGATTTAGTGCAGTTCGAGATAAGAAAAGAAGACGTGAACCTATTAAGTAAAAAATATCGGTGCCTGCAATGAGCAATTTTTTTGATAAGTTAAGATTCTGGACGACCCACGGCCTAAAAGACGTTGGAAAACGCACAAATAATAGCGGCTCTAGTGATGAGAACGAGAACCGCGTTTACAACGAGGGCGGCGGCTGGACGGTAGTACCAGACCCGGACGATACCGCGACCCAATATGGGATTGCTCATGCAGGGCCAATTGCGGGGCCGTCCTATGACCGCCCCCCTGCCGGAAGGGTGCCTATGCAACCTGGCGTGAATCCATTTTTAGGCGCCGCCGCTAAGGCTGGCATGAGGGTAAACAATCCCATGGACGCCCAAACCGCCATGGCTAAAGCATTAAGGGGGCCGTATGGGCAGTAGTTCAGGCAAAGCGCCAAACGTCGTAGGGGCCGCCGCCGAACAAGGCGAGCAGGCATTACAGCTTAACCGCGAGCAGACCGCCGCCAACCGCCCGGATCAATATAACCCGTGGGGCAGCAGCACATGGCAACAAAGCAGCGTGATCAATCCTGCCACCGGCAGACCTGAAACGCGGTGGACGCAAACGGAAAAACTAGCCGAACCCTTGCAGCAGTCCCTTGATAGCCAAATGCGCATTGGCGCTGGCCGCGCAGGCCTGGCAGAGGGAGCTATGGCGCGCGCGTGGGGAGACTACAGCGACCCCATGAATTTTGATCAGTTTGGCGACCCGGAAGCGTTCAATTACGACCCCACCGCAGGACGCCAACACGCCGAAGACGCCGCGTATCAACGCCAGGTTAACCGGCTGGATCCTATGTTTGCCAGCCAGCAGCGCGACCTAGAAACCAAGCTGCGCAACCAGGGCCTCGCCCCAGGGGATCAGGCCTATGATGCGGCTATGAAAAATTTTGGCATGACCCGAAACGATGCCTACGAGCAGGCCAGACTTGGTAGCAGTGCCGAGGGCCGCACCGAGGCGGGACAATTATTTAGCCAGGCGACACAGCAAAACCAAATAGCGAATGCGTTACGCACTCAACGCATTAACGAGGCATTAGGCAAGCGCGGATTTAATTTAAGCGAGGTCGAGCGGCTGCTGCAGGGCCAGCAAATTAGCGGCGGGCCGCCGGCTAGCGGTGGAGGAACTGCCGCTGTAAATATGGCGCCTAAAAGCGTCGATGTGAATAACCTGTTAGGAGGTTAAAACTATGATGAATTTTATTCCAGCATCCCGCGCGGAAACTCCTCCCATCCTAGATGCGGCTTACCAACAAGCGCAAATAGCCGCGCAACTACGCCAGGCTGAAATGGCAAAAAAACAAATGCTTGGCCAAGCTGGGGTGCAATTTGCCAGCATGGTTCCTGAAGGGGCATGGGGAAATTTGGGTAATGCGCTAATTGGCAAGGCCGGCAATGTTGTTACGCCGGCTATTACCGACGCGGCCACGGGGGCGGTGGCCAGTAGCGCGCCCGTAGCGGCCAATTCCGCAGCGGCTTTAACCGGTGCCGAGGCTGCAGCAGCCGGCACAGCCGCCGCGCCAGGTGTTGGCGGGGCCTTGGCCGCATTGGGGCCGCTTGGCTGGGCTGCGTTATTGGCTGGGGGTTTATTGGCCCGCGAATCTTTTTAAGGTGTGACTATGGCCGAATATAGCCCGCAAGCGTTACGCGCAATAGCTCAAGGGCTGCGCGCACAAACCCAGCTCCAAGGCCTTGAGTCCGGGCCTCAGATGCGCCAGGCCATTAATCAGATGGAAACGCCCTATGGGCAGGTGCAGGGGGCCGGGTTTGCTGCAGAGGCGCCCAGCTTACTTAACATGATTGCCACAACTGCCATGCAGCGCCAGGGGCAGGAAAAAGTGCGGGGGCTAGATGCCAGGGCCGAAGCGCTGCGCGGAAATATTGCAGCCGGCGCCCTCGCGCAACAGCAAGAAGCCGCCGCACAAGCCGAAATGCAACGCCGCGAACGCGAGGCCGCCCGGGTGCGGCAAAATGAGGCTATCGCCCAGCGGGAAGCAGACAATATTCGCTTACGCGCGAGCCTAGATAAGCCAACAGGCCCCGCAGACTCTTTTAACACGTTACAAATGATCGACCCAGCCGGAAAGCGTGTAAACGTCATGTTTAATAAGCGTTCTGGCGAAGGGTTTTTAGATGGCGTGAAGATCCCTAATTTCAGCGAATATAAAGAGGTCGAGAGGGCCGGCGGCGGCGGCGGAGGCCGAGAATATGCCTCAGTAATTAAGGAGGCGCTGCCCAATATCGAAACGATAAAAATGGCTGAAAGCGTGAAAAAAATAGCTAATTCTTTTACTCCAAAAGATGAGGCAGACTTAAATCGCGCATTTGCCCAAGTGGTTAAAAATAAAATCACGCCAGACAGCTTAAAAGTGTATGTGGACAATAATTTATTAGGCCTATCGCCAGCCGCAAAAAAATATTTATTAGCCGTAGAATCCGGCGCGGCACAGGTTCGCCACCATTTGAGCGGTGCGGCGTTAACACGGTTTGAAGCATTGCTTAACAGCGCATTTTTATCTAATGAGCCAGGCTTAACGCTAAAAGACAGAATGCGCCGAATAGGGTCTGTTTATGATCAGGCCTATAACGGGTTACTTTCTATTGACGAGGCCACCGGGAAAACCGAGTACTCGAAAAAATATCAACCATGGAATGAGTGGAGCGCCCCGAGCGAAAACAAAGGCGCAAAAGATGAACCCCCGGTGGATTTGCAGAAATTACAACAACAATTAGACGCCCTTGAGAAAGAGTTGAGCGGCGCTAAGGTGGTGGACTAATGCCAGTTGAAATGAGCCGCGAGGAATACGATCAAAAAAAAGCGCGCGCCGCTGAATTACGCGCTCTATTGCAACGCCAACTCGCGCAAGCAAAACAGGCCGGCGTTACCCAACAACAAATGGACGCCACCCACTTTGCTGATCCGTTCGACCCAACCGCGCACCGGTTACGCGAGGGAGACCTTAGAAAACTTAAAGAGACGGTAAACTCAGGCGTTTTTCTGGGGGGAGGGGATGAACTCGCGTCAGGTTTAACCGCCGCCGCATCGGCTCCATTTATGGATGCCACCTTTAGCGAAATTTACGACAAGGAGCAATCCAAGCATGAGCGGGAGCAAGCCGACCTGGCTGAGCGCAACCCATCGGCCACTCTCGCCGCGCGTGTTGCTGGCGGTGTTGCTGGTACAGGCGCGCGAATCGGGCTAATGCTTCCCGTTGCAAAGGTGCTAGGCAAAGTGCCTGGCGGCGCCTTCGCGGGCGGCCCGTTAAGAGAGACCATAGCCAAAACCGTTGGCGCTGGGGTAGAGGGGGCGGCAACCGGGTACTTAACGGCGGATCGTGAACAAAACCGCGAGCAGGCCGCCGCTATTGGTGCGCCCCTGCAATCTTCCCTCTATGCCGCGATTAAGGCCCTTGGCCGTTCCGGGCGCGGAGTGGTTAACGTAGGAACTAATAACCGCTATTCGCTAGGGCCGGACGAGGATTTTGTGCCCCTCAATATGGTGGGCGAAGGCACCCTCCCATCGGCCTATCGAAAAATGGTAGGTACTAGCTTTGGCGGTGGCCCGGAAATTAACGAGCAAAGCGCCAAGGTATTACAAAAAGCGCTTAACATCGAAGACGATGCAAAAACCGCATTAGGGGCGACGCAGGATCAGGCGCGCCGAAATTTCACCTATGCAAAAAACGAGATTACCGATAGCGCGTTAATTGCCAAAAATTTGGCGGAGCAACAAGGCCTATCCCAAACACAGGCCGCGCGCCTGGCCGCCCAGCAAATTGAGGAGCAAACCAACCAAGCGTTCAGATCCACGGTAATTAACCGATCATTGCCGGAGGCAACCCCGGCCCAATTGCGCCAAGAAATTGTCGGTATGACACCCGTTCAGACTAATAACGCGCTAGATGATTTATGGGGGCAGCATGGCTTTGCCGATATTAAGCAGCGCGCTTTTGTGGTCAGGCCCGAGGAATTGCATAACGCGGTAAGGGAAGCATTGGATAATCCGGGGCAAGACGCTTTGGTGTCAGGGATCCGCGCGCAGATTGATAAGATGTTTACACGGCATGGCGACGCCGTAACGGTGCCTCCCACCACGGCTTATAAATCGAATCCGTTAACAGGCGCCCCAATTAAAAATCCTCGTGTACCTAGCGGCGAATTGACGATCCAGGGCGACGCCCTTATGCAGATCCGCAACGACTTGCGCACAGCGGCGAGCAACCTGCCTGAGCATGGTTTTGGCGCTACCGAAGCGAACGCACTACGCAAAGCGGCTCATGCAGTTGACGCTCAAATTGAACGCCAACTGGATCCCGCCGCACAGGCAAAATACCGCCTTGAGTTAGATGCTTATGGCCACCGCCGCACCCTTGATAAAACCATACAGGCCACCCCTAACGATTTATTTGGCCAATTCCAGCCTAAGCACTGGCTAATAGGAGCGGAACGCTACAGCCCAAGACGCCTAGCGCGCGGGGAGGCCCCAACTCAATCCGAGGCCGAGGAGGCCATTAAGGTGGCGCAGGCCGCGAAGCGCGAGCTTGGGGAAAAAGAGGAAAACGCCAGGCTTTTTGTGCAGACCACCAAAAACAAAGTGGCCGCCGACAAGCTCAAAGAAAAGCGCGAGCTGATTCCACCAAAGGAAACTCCCGAGGTGCAACAGGCCGCACAGGTGCTTAAACAAGCGTCAGAACAAGCCGCAATCCTCGCCAGGAGAATGCCAACGCAGGATCCCGCCTACTGGACGCGCAATTACAACACCGATCTGTTAACGCGCCCATTTGGCCTGCCCACCCAAGGCACGGCCACCACGGCGGCGGGTACGGCAATCGGCGGCCTATTGGCGAATAAAACGACACAGCGCCTACTAGCCGGCGACACACAAACACAGCGCTCTATTGCGGATTGGCTGCGCAACGCCTACGACCCGAAATACAAAGGGCCTGTACACCGCGCGGGGCAGGCATTGTTACGATCAGTAACGCCGGAAGCAACGCAAATGTTTACCCCAACCGAGGAATATTAATTATGCCCCGCGATAGCAATGGCGTTTACACACTACCGGTTGGCAATCCGGTTATTAGCGGCACAATTATCACTAGCACATGGGCAAATGGCACATGCGGCGACATAGGGAACGAGTTAACCGATAGTCTAAGCCGAAGCGGCGAGGGTGGAATGCTCGCGCCGCTGCGACTTAATAGCGGCAGCATCGGTTTTCCGGGCCTTTCGTGGGTATCCGAAGTTAATAGCGGCCTATATCTTTTTGGCGCCCAGGATGTGCGCTTTGCTATGGCGGGGGCTGATTTAGTTAAATTTGTGCCGGTGGCCAGCGGCTCTTTATTCGTTAACAACACAGTGACGGGCACAGGATTCGAGCGCGTTTTAACGACCTCTGATAAATCGGCGGCCTTCCCTGGCAATAACCCGACCCTGGCCAATGCTGACGCGGCCATTATCATCGGCACCGCCAGCCCCAACACAGACCCGCACATAGCGGCAGGCCCCAGCTTAATTCAAGCCAAAGCCAACGCGACGACCGCAGCAAATTTAACGCTCCAAGGCCTTGGCGGCGGCGTGAGGATTAATTGCGCCGGTACACCGTACATTGAAACGCCCGCATCAGGAACACGCGAACTAATTATTCGCGCAGCATCGGTTACGGATTTATTTCCCAACACAATTCTTTTTCGCAACAATGGGCCGGTAAATGGGGCATTAATTGGCTATAGCACCTCGACTGATTTTGATGTTACCAACGGCGTACTTAACGCAAAATTGCAGCTTAAAACGCAAAACGGGGCCGGCACCCAGATCGTTTCCGTTGAGCCAAATATAGCGACTAGCAACCTTGGGGCGCCTATGATGGGCGTTCGTTTCCCAGTGTTACGCCTAGGCTCTAACCCGGATCAGCCCGCGACCATAGGCAGCTCAAACCATTTTTTCCAAGTGGGCGACTCAACAATTAACACGCGCATGAGCGGGCAAGCCATGTGCACTAACACCGCAGCAGCCGGCGGGATATTAAGCATTCAAAATATTGCCAACGGCTACGCCTCGCTAGGGGATAAGAGCGCGACCGGGGCCTATTTTCAGGCCAACGGGACTACCGACGTTTCAATCACGCACAAAAATGACGTGGTTTTGCGGTCAGTTACCCCGGCCACCGGGGGAATAAAAGTTAACGGGTTATACGGTCTTGAGCGTGTTTTAACGGCTAGCGACTCGCCAATTGGCACTACCAAGGTTTTATCGACTCCCGTTACCATAACCAGCTCAACCGCGCCGGTTAATGTGGCAGCTCTAACCTTTGCCTTGGCCGCTAATTCAAAATACGCAGTTAGTGGATTTTTTAATGTTTACTGGCCAGGAACCGGGGATTGTTATCTCGAAGTGGCCGAAGGATTGATTGGCGATTCCATAGCCGGCGTATATATGCCACCAACCACCCCTTTCGGCGCCTATACCTATAATTTCACGGGCGGCGTTATCGGCGCTCGCATGAACTTAAACATCACGTCTACGCTTTTGGGCTTTGGTTTTACGTTTGAGGGCACCGTCCTAACAGGCGCCTCAGCATCGAGTCTAACGGTTAATATTTGCACACCCGTAAGCTCCCCAGACACGTTCGAGCTTAGAGACCTAAGCCGCTTAACTTGTATATTGGTTCCCTAATTTTTAAAACGGAATATCATCATCAAAACTATCATACGAGGGCGGCGGGGGCGGCGCGCTGTAACTCTTTTGAGTACCATTAGGGTTATGCCGCGCATCGGCTTTTTGCGCGGGTTTTTCATCCGATTTTCGGCCCCCGTCAACAATTTGAAAAACATCTAAAACAACTTCGGTTGTGTAACGATCAATCCCGCCTGAATCCACCCATTTGCGCGTGACTAATTTACCCTCGCAATAAACTAGCGCGCCCTTTTGCGCGTACTCGCCAACAATTTCCGCAAGCCGTTTAAACGCGACGCACCGATGCCATTCTGTGCGCTCCTGCCGCTGCCCGGTGTTTTTGTCCTTCCACGACTCGGAAGTGGCTAGGCTCATAGAGGCGATAGCATCCCCGCCCGCGCTATAACGAACTTCGGGATCTTGGCCTAAATAACCCATTAACGTTACTTTATTCACCCCGCGCGCCATTGTCTGCCCCCCTGATTTCTTTTAGTTTTTTAAGATACATAGCCTTAAGGCCTTCTTTTTCTTTGCCCTCAGGTAACGTGTTAATTGGTTCGCCTGCTGTTTTTAATTCTTCGAGTGTATGAGCCTCGAAAATAGAAAAACTAATCGCCTCTGATTTATCTTCTAAATCCTCAGGCGTCAACAAACCATTGAGAGATTCTGATTCCGTCTTAGGGGTATCCACCCCGCCAGGCAGGCGCCCGTCTATATCCTCATCTGCAGGCGTAAGGCCGGTAACGCCGGTTAGAGTATGGCGGCGCATGTAACTCACCGCGCTGGCCACCGCCTGAAGTGCGTTTTTGTGCCCGCTATTGTCTGCCGGCCCAACCATTTCACATGTTTCAGAATGGCCTCCCACATGCGTTAAAACGCACTGAATACGAATAGCCCCATTATCACCAAAGCTTTGATTCCAGCGATAACTAAAGCCGTACTCAACCAAATAAGGTTTGATTGCTTCGGCCAGGTCATCTAACGATGAAAAGGAATACTCCATGCGGCCACCGCCTTTTGTGTCAAAGCTGGCGGTTTTTAATTTTTTCACCACGGGGAGCGCTGATTGAAAAGCAGATTTTGCCTCTAAAAAAGCCGTTTTAGCCTG